GCTCCACCGCCGCATTGTAGGTGCGCTCCGCCACCTTCCGCGCCGTGCCAAGGTCGGAGCAGGTAAAGGTTGCGCCGCCCGTATATTTGATGCAGGCAGGCTCACACATTTCCACGCCGATATGGGTATTATTGCCGCTGCCCTTGGAGCCGGAGCCGCAATGCCAGCCGCGATGGTTCCAAGGGAGCGTCTGATAGACCGTCCCGTCGTTGCCGTCAATGAAACCATGCACACAGGCATTGTCATAGCTGGGGCTGTTCCAAGAATTGATAAAGACCGACGCCTTCGGCTGCGGGCATCCCACAGAATGAAGCATCAGCCCCTTTACCGTGATTTTTCTCCCCGCCGTATAGCAGGGGTTTTTCGTCAAAAAGGATTCCACTAATTTCATACCCATTTCTCCTCCTGTTTCTTCTTCAAAGCCGACGACGCTGCCGGTGCCGTATTCATGCACCAAAGCAGCGCCGTTGTAATAAAAGGCCAATATTTCGTTGTAAGGGATTCCCTGCCGGGCCGCCCACATACAGCCCACCTGCGAAAGCCCCACGCCATGGCTGGCGGCGGTGGGCTTTTCCTCGCGGGCCGCCGTATCCCATGGGTCAGGCTTATGGACATAGTAGGGATAGTCCCGGCTCCATACCTCGCCGCTGCGTTTGCAGGTGCCGCCATTGGAGGCAGAGTAAAAGCAGTCGATGATCTCCCCGCCGTAGGTCAAGACCTGCCCGGCGGTTTCCACCACAGCCTGCCTGCTGCGGGGGCTGGACTCTGCCAGCGGGGCGCGGTATGCCTGAAAGCTGGTGGTATCGTCCACCACGGTTCCGGCCATGGCCCGCTTGACCGCAAAGGTGCGGGCAGCCACCGCCTGCGCTTTGAGCGCCTCCATGTGGGAGCTTTCGTAAATCTCGGAAGGCACCACGCCGCAGAGATATTCCTCCAAATCCAGCTCCACCGGCCCCGCGCCAAGCAGGGCCGTATTCTCGGCGCGGGTCAATTTTACCGTGATCCTCATTCCTTGCCCTCCGTGTCTTTGTCCTCCTCGGTGCGGTTATGGAGCTGCGCCAGCACCTCTTTGAGCTTCTCCGGGATGGGCAGGCCGATATGGCCCGCATTTTCCAAAAGGCTCACACCCTCGTTGGAAATGTAGAAGAAGATCACCGCAGTGCGCAGCGCGTCGCCGCTACCGATAAGCTGGGTGTCGATCACATGGCCGATGCCGACCATGACGAAGATCAGCACCTTGCGGAAAATCCCCTTAAAGTCCACATTGCTGGACAGTGTCTTATCGAGGATGGCGCACATCACGCCGGTTAGGTAGTCGATCACCACAAAGGCAATGAGCGCATAAAAGAAGCCGTCCATTTCCCCGAAGAACCAGCCCAGCCCTCCGCCCATGACAGCCAAAGCTGCCTGAATCCAATTCCATACAGTTTTCATCGTTGTCCTCCTTTTTTCATAGGAAACGAGTGCCTGCCATGCGGCAAAGCGCCCGTTCCGGTTTTATATTTGCTTCGGCATGACCTCCCACAGCCGCATATCCTCCTGTCCCAAAGACCAGATAGCAATGCCGCGCAGGCCCCACCGGTAAGCAGCCTCGTTGGCCCAATATACCAGCGAATCCACGTCCTGATAGTAAAGAATCGAAAAACCGTCCGCGTCGCCCAAAAACAGCCGGGCCGTCCAGACGTTCATATCCCGTGGGATCACCTTCGCCGTGTAATCATTCCCGCAGGATAATTCCAGCAGGTGGGAATGAAAGAAATCATAGTCGAGGGAAATATCCTCGCTGCGGGTGGAGCCTTCGTCCACGTCGCTGTTGACCGAGAAAACCTGAAATTCCTCGTCCCACGTCACACCGGAGCGGGCAATGCGTCCAAAGCTGGTGCGGTTGCCATCCGGGTACACCACATCGAAACATTCATAAGGCTCATAGGCCCAAGCGTCCCCGGCCCGCAAAAGGTCACAGACGATCTCGTTGTCCGCCTGTATGCCCGCATAGCCGGAGGTGGCGCTCACCGTGGCGGTAAAGCGCAGGGTGTAGCTGGAGCCGGAGTACACCCGGACGCGGTTCCCGCGCTTGCGCATCTCGATGGTGTAAACGGTCGGGTTGCTGTGAAGCGCCGCATCCGGGGTCTTGGAAAAGCTGGTGGAGTAGCTTCCCAAAAGCGTGGAGCCTTGGTATAGTTCCACCCGCTGGGTATCATAGTTTAAGCAGCAGAACAGGTTGCCGAGGAATACACCTGCCCGGCCTCCACCGCTTTGTGGGAAGCCTACCCGCGCCCGGATATGCAGGTCGGAAAAGCCGTCGTATTTCCACGCCAGCCTCCCGGAGCCTTCCAGCAAGGAATAGGGCCTGCTCTCGGTGGTGTAGCTTTCCCGCCACACCGACCATTCCCCGGAGAGCGTCGTCCAATAGCTGTCCGGCAGAGGGGTATCATCCCTGAAATCCTCATACCAGACCAACGCCGAGTCCGGTTTGCGCCGGAGCATTTCACAGGTGAGCTTAAAGCCTTTGTCCGGGGTGGCCGGATCGCCGTTTACGTCCAGAAACTGCCGGGGCGAAAGGGTGAAGGCCGCCTCACCGGCGGAAGGCTCCTCGGAAAAGCTGCTGCATACCCGGAAACCGTAAAACTGCACACCGGGAACACCGCCGCTGATTATCAGCGTATGGCGGCCTGCGGAGAGGCTTATGCCGGTAGCAAAGGAAAGCCAGCAGGTGCGCCGCCAGTACGGCCACCACAGGCGGCTCTCTGAGAAGGTCTTGGAGCTTCCGTCCACAGCCACATCCAGCGCGTTTTTATCCCAAAACGGAAAAGCAAGCCGCACCGCTATGTCATAGGTGCCAGCCTGCTCAATCGTAAAATGAAAGGTTGCTGTCGCGTCCTCACCGAGAACCGTCATGTAATCGGACACAGTGGCAAGCCCGGTGTAGGAATCCGGTGTGCTGCCGCCACGGTCAATGTAGATCGTACCGAAGGAGGTCTTTTGCTCTTTCCCGTAACAGGTCAAATACCGCCTGCGGTTGTAAACCTCCTTCTGCATAGGGGAAGCCACAGAGGCCGCGTCCCAGCCTTCCATGTAGTCATACACCTGCGGAAGCGCCCAAGGAACCATATCCACATCATCCCAATAGGCAATAATGGGGATCATGGGCTGGGGCGGCGCATCCCCGGTAAAGTTATAGCCGCCAGTCATCCAGAGCTTGGCGGCATAGTAAGTGTTGGAAATCCCCCGGTAGGTTTCGCCCAAGTTCTCCGGGGTGTCGTATATCTGCCAGTTCCAGCCGTAGCCGGGCAGGCCCATGAAAATCTTCCCCGGCGACATGGCCGTGACTGCGTAATCATAGATTCCTTCCAACCAGCTCCGGGGGGATACGGGGCCAGGGGCGCTGCCCGCCCACGCCATGCCGTAAGACATGATGGAGGCAGTGTCGCAGTAAGGGTTCAGATCGGCATAGACACACCAATTCTCACCGCCCACGCTGCCCTGAACGCCAGTCATGCCGGGCAGGCAGATATTGGCGAGCTTGGAGGGATTGTAGGCTTTGACCGTCTGGTATATATCCCGGAACAGGCTGTTTGCGGCCTCCCGGTTTTCATACCCGCCGCCGCGCTCCAAATCAATGTCCACTCCGGCGCACCACGGGTATTTTTCCATAATGCGCACCAGCTCGGTTAAAAACTTATCTTTTGCCCCGTTTGTGTTATTGCGCAGGGCTGTAAAAATGCTGGCGGTGCCGTGGTTCATCACGGTCAGCATCCAGTGGATATGGGGCCACTTGTTGATGTAGGCCATCATGGAGGAAATGCTGGTGCCGGTTTCAGAGAGCGTTCCGGTGGCATCCACCTCAAAGGTAAAAATCCCCACCGTATCCAGCCGGTCGCCATAGTCCCGCAGGGCCTCATACATCCGAGCGTTCTGCATGAACGACCAGACCATACAGCGCCTGCCTTGCAGATAGTCCCTCACAGCGCGTCGCCTCCTTCCTGCATTTCTTGAAAGACAAAGAGGAGCCGGGCAGACTTGCCCTCCTCCAAAGTAACCGGGTGCTTGCTGTCCCCGGCAGCGGTATATTGAAAGAAGCCCCGCTTTTCTGTGGGCAGCCCATTCTTCAAACATTCCCGCGAGGAAGCCAGAAGCGCCAGCTCGTCCCCGGCGCTTACCGCCGCCGGAAAGGCCGCCTTATGTGCGCCCGCTCCCAGCGCGAGAGAAATGCTGCCAGCCGCCATATCCTGCACCGGGTAGAGGTAGCAGTCCAGCCCCGCTGTATCAGAGCCGAGGTTAAACAGCACCGCCGTTTCCGCCGAGCGCACCACGCCGTTATAAAAGCGGGGCGGAACAACGGTCCCGTTCTCCCGGTATTTTTGCAGCAGGGTTTCCGTATGGATCACATAACCGGTCAGCCGGTCGCCTTCCTGTACCATCAGGTCGGTGAAGTAAATCCGGCCCGTACAATCAGAGATCACCGGCTTGACGGTAATGCTCACCACCCGCTGATCCTGCTTTGTCAGGATTGTTTCTGAAAATCGTGTAAATTCTGCCACGCCTGCCTCCTTATCCGTCCAGCGTCCACTGGATTTCGCTGGGATGGCCCACCCAGCCGGTAGCAATGGAGCCGCCCTGCACCATTATGTCGGTAAAATACACCTTGCCGGTGCAATCCGTGATACACAGCCGGACGGTAATGGAGTGAAGCCGCCCGTAGCCCTTGGGGGATAAGTCGGTAGCAGTCTGCGTGAAAAAAGCCATAGGCCGCTCCCTTCTATATTAAAAGAGGTCGATGAACCGCGTTTCCGTGGTGCCGTCCTCATATTCAAAGGTTACTTCAATCCCGACCTGCCCGCTGGGGCCTTTTTGCAAATCCTCCGAGGCGATCTGCGCCGAGAAGGTATAGCTGCGGCGGCTGGCCGGATAGACCGTCTGCGCGAGGCTCTTTGTCATTCCCAAAACACCCTCCGCCTTGAAAGAAGCTGTACCGGAAACACCATTTTCCGCGTCCACCTCAAAGCCGGAGTTCGTCCAGTAGTTCATGCCGCTGTCGGCGCGGGAATTGCGCAGATGGTTGAAAGGAACCATGTCCTTTACTTCCTGCCGGTCAATTACATCGGTAGAGGCCAGCACATCAGCGGCCTTATCCCATTGCGCCGAGGAATCCCCCAGCTCCCGGAGAGTGGTGGATAATTCCAGCACCGTTTTCCATGGCTCCTGCAGGTTGTACTGGCGGCGCACCACACGGGTTTTCACCGAAAGATTGAGGTCTTTGTCGTCTACCGTCACAATGTCGCCCAGCGCCCACGCCTCATGCTCATATCCGGTCAGGGCCGACAAGTCCATGGCAGAGAGGACATAGGAAACGCGGGGCTTACAGTATTGCGCCAGCCGCATCTCGGTAAATTCCAGCATCTGATAGGGATTGGTGAAGTTCGAGCAGTCCAGCGTAGAAATCCGCACCTCGCCTGTATAGGTGAAATCCTCCACATATTCCTTGCCATTGTTGATCGAGGCAAAGGTCATCCCGTCCTTGCCATAGGCATAGAGCCTCGTCACAAGGCTGCGGGTATCCACCACCCGCTCAATGCTTTTCAGGTTTTTCCGGTAAGCGAACAGAGCGCCGCTGTCATTGCCGCCAAAGGTCAGCAGGTGGACGAGCCGGTTCGGGCAATCGAAAATGAGGTCGCCGCCGTGGATATTCTGCGTGGCCCGCAGAATAGAAAGGGCGTTTTTCTCGGTGCATTGCCACGTCCGCTTGGTCGTGACATTCACCGTTCCCACCGACCAGCCGGTGCCATCCAGCGCGTGGCGCATGGGAGCCTTGGCAGTATCCGCGTTAAAATCCACCGTGTCTTTCTCCTCGGAGAAAGACAGATCGTAAAAGGCCGCCTCTGCGTAAACCTGTGTAACGATCCGGCCATCGGTGTCCTTCGTATCCGTGAGGGTTCGTATGCGGTAAATATCGTTGACGATCTGCACCTGCTTTTCATTATCCAATAAGGCTCGCTTCGGATCGTGGAAGGGCAGGTAAAATTCCATGGTATCAGCCCCGTTGACTTCGCTGGTGACAACAATATCAAAGGCATTTTCCAGAACCGCCTCCCACGCGCCGTTTGCGTCCAGCACCACAGGCCGGGCAAAGCCCAGCTTTTCATAGGGAGCCTTTGGTATATCATGGAGCTGGATTTCCAGCAGCTTCGGGGTTCGGCTGGCATCCTCGGTAGCAAGCGTCACCCGGAAGCGGATATACTGGCGGTTCGGGGATTGCAGCTCACCGCTGGGGCCAATGGCCTGCCAGCCAGACCATTCCTCTAAGTCGTCCGAGGTGGAGGTTTCTACCTGCTCAATGGCAGTCACACCTGCCGTATATTCGCTGGTCGTAGCCACGCGGCCTGTACCGGAGAGGGAGCAGGCGGCTGCTTTGGTAATGAGCTGCCCGCTGGCCGGATAGGCCCCATCCGAGCTTCTAAGGGTAACACTGCCCGGTTCGGTGAGCGCATCCACATCCCCGGACAGGTCGCCGCCGTTGGCAAAGAGGGTGGCCTTGAAATATTCCGCCAGATCCTCCGCCGTCAGGTCGGAGTCCGTATCCAGAAACCAATCGTCAAAACCGCCCGCATAATAATAGGTATCCGCGTGCATCCCCATGATGAGGTCGGCGGTACAGGAACGGTTCAGCTCCCCTTCGATAGTAAGCTCGCCGGAAATCCAGACTGTACCGCTGCTGCGGTCGCCTACCACATAGCAGGCTTTGTATGCGTCTGGCTCGATCACAGCGGCGAGGAAATACCAGCCGTTATTCACCAGAGAAAACGGAGGCGTTACGGACTCGTCCAAAATAAGAGAGCCGGAGGAATTATAAAGCATGAGGCGAGGCCGCCCCTGATACAGCGAAAGGTAGAGAATTGGCTGGCCCGGCCCCTGCCTTGTGTTAAAAATCGGGCAGAAGGTATTTCCTACCGAGTAAGTGGTGGGGTTCATCCAGCCGCCCACCACGATCCGTTCCCCCAGCGAGGAGAAAATCGAGCCGTCATTCACGGCTTGAAGATATGTTTTCTCCGAGGTGGGGTTATTAAGGTTCAAGCGGAAATAATACCCGCGCCAGCCTTTCATCATGTTGGCGGTGGTTCCGCTCCAATGGATAATATTGAAGCCCCTGCCATGGCCGGAGGAATCTATCAGCCGGTCATTGCTGTCCGGCTCGGACTCGTTGAAACGCCACAGGCCGGAGCCTGCCCATGCGGCTGGAAATTCCCCGGTGAAATCCTCCTGCAAGGTCAAAGTTGTTTTTACTGCCATACCCTACCTCCACCGGCTCTTGGCCTGAATATGAAGCTCCGTGAAAACCGCGCTGCCCTCGGTGGCAATGGAAAGGGCATTGAGGCCCCGGCGGAGCAGCGGGAAGTTCAGTTCTTCCAGACAAGGCAGGCCATTGCGCAGGGTATTACCTGCGCTGTCCGTTACCTTGGCCGTCACCAGCCCGGTATCAATCACCAAAATCTCGCCAGCCGCCAGAGGGCCGACCACGCGCAGCGCCTCGCCATTTGTGGAGAGTAAAATCGCGCCGGAGGAGATTGTTCCTTTTAAGGCATACACCGGCTCGGAATCTGTGTTGCCGGTTTCTCGCTCTACTTCATGCTGGCCGGTCTGCGAAAAGGTAAAGGTTTCATCGTCCAGCGCATAGCCGTAAGGGTCAGCGCAGAGAAAACGTAAGGTAAAGGAACCGGCAGCCCGAAGGAGCCGCTCGCAGTCCACCGTATCGGAGAGCCGGGCGGAAAAATACCGGTCTGGCACATCGTCCAATACAAGCTGCTTTGTGCCAGCCGTAGGGTCGAGCCATGCGGCCACCTGATCCAGCACCGCCACCATATCCGCAAAGGTTTTCTGCGGATAGACATTGCAGGCCACGTCGATATACCGCTCTCCGCTGTCGGCCCCAAAATCTGCAAGGCCCGCTTTTCCGGGGACAGTTTCCGTATTGCTCCGAAGGCTCGGAACCATCTGCCAGCCGGTCAGGTGGGCCTTGATATTCATAGATTGAGAAGTAATTCCGTTGTATTGAAAGCCCAAAGGCACACCTCCTTTCGTCGTCACAAGCTCCATATCGCTCGCTTCCGCGCAAGCGCAAAAGCTCGTTCATTACGCTGCTCCTCCTCTCCCCACAAAGCCTCACGGCTTTGCGGGGCACCCCTAAGCAGTAATAATCCGTCCCTGAGCGCGGGAGCCTACCTGCATGAGATTGTAAAGCTCCTGAGAAATCCGTCGGATGTCATCCTCGCTGCGCACGATCATCTGCTGTACCATAACCAGCGGGCCGCCGCTTGCGGCAGCAAAGGCTGCGCCGGTCACGCCGCCCGTCACATTTGCGTTGGCATTGAGCTGGTAGTCGGTGGGGATCGCGGTCTGCATATCCTGCGCCAGCTTATTCATTACTCCGTCAATGTCCGAGGACATTTTCTCGGCGGCGGATACCGCCTGCCCGCCATTGTCCTCGATAGAACCGGCAAGGCCCTTGACGAGCATTTCACCCACCCAAGCCATCTCTTTTGAGGGAGAATTGATGCCAAAAAAGCTGCAAATTCCATCCCAAATCCCGGAAATCCAGCCGGAAACTTTGTCCCAAATCCAGCCTGCAAGGCTCTGGATACCCGACCACAGGCCCTGCACAATGTTCTTACCCACATTGACGATCTGGCCCATGGAGGAAGTAAAGGCATTGACGATTCCCGCAATAATCTGCGGCACCGCTTTTACTATCTCCACAATGATGGTGGGCAGGTTTTTAATCAGCGACACGAATAGCTGAACGCCTGCTTGAATGATCTGCGGGATACTGTTAATCAGGGCGTTCACCAGCGAGGAAATAATCTGCGGTATTGCCGCCACAATGGTCGTAATGATGGTCGGCAGATTTTGAATAAGGGAAACTAACAGGCGCACCCCTGCGTCTATGAGCTGGGGGATGCTGCCGAGGATTTCTGTCACCAAGCCCTCGATAATC